ATGGGGCGGGAACTGAACAAGCTGACGGCCCTCAGCATCAAGAATTTTGGCCCCGGCAAGTACGCTGACGGCGGCGGGCTTTGGCTCCATAAACGCGAAGACGGTGGCGGTCAGTGGGTGCTACGGGTTACCGTCCACGGCCGGCGCCGCGAGATGGGGCTCGGCTCGGCATCAGAGGTTACTCTGAAAGAGATCCGCGATGAAGCAGCAAAATGGCGGGCTGTCGCACGGCAAAGCCTCGACCCGATCAAGGAACGCGATCGTCTCCGGAGGGAAGCGGCCCGGAATCTTCACCTTCTAAAAGAGATCGCGAGAGACGCTTTCGAAAGTCGCAAGGCCGAACTCAAAGGTGACGGCGTTGCTGGCCGCTGGTTCAGTCCGCTGGAGCTGCACATTCTCCCTAAGCTCGGCAAGATCCCGATCGCCGACATTAACCAGACCGATATCCGTGACGCGCTGGCGCCTATCTGGCACAGCAAGGCGGAGACGGCGAAGAAAGCTATCAATCGGCTCGGCATCTGCTTCAAGCATGCCGCGGCTCTCGGGCTCGATGTTGATATACAGGCGACCGAAAAGGCTCGCGCCCTCCTGGGTCGCCAGCGCCATAAGGCAGGCAACATTCCCGCCATGCCATGGCCTGAGGTTCCTGCCTTTTACCTTTCCCTCAATGACGGCACGGTTACGCACCTGGCGCTGAAGCTTCTAATCCTTACTGGCGTCCGATCGGGGCCTCTGAGGTTCATTCGTGAGGAGCAGATCGACGGCGATGTCTGGACCGTTCCAGGTGAGGCCATGAAAGGCCGCAAGGACAAGACGCCTGACTTCCGGGTTCCGCTATCCGACGAGGCGCTGGAGGTTATCAAGCAGGCGCGGAAGCTTGCTCGCGACGGATACCTGTTCCCCAGCGTCAAGCGCGGCGTGGTGTCCGATATGACAATGAGCCGGCTGATGGAGCGAGCCAAGCTTGCAGCTCGCCCGCACGGCTTCCGATCGAGCCTTCGCGACTGGATCGCGGAAACGACCGACACTCCTCACGATGTCGCCGAAACAGTTCTCGGGCACGTCGTCGGCGGCACTGTCGAGCGGGCTTATCGGCGGACAGATTTCTTAGAACAGCGCCGGAAGTTGATGGCGCGATGGGCTGATTTGGTCAGCTCTAAAAAAGGAGCGGAATAATGTTTTGCCCAGAAGGTTGGATAACAGTCGCTAGCCTTGAGATGCGCATGCCCCATGAAATTTCCGATGCGATCAGTGCTGGTATCACAAAATTTTATCGCGACTGCGAGCCGATATCGGATGACAAAGGCCTTCGTTTTTTCCTGAAAATCTCGCCGCAAGACTTCATGGAAAAAGCGATTCTCAAATCGGTAAGAGATAATTCCTACATTTGCTCCCCCGGCGGAACGGTTCTGAAATTCGACATAAGACTTATGGAGAATTTCACAGACGCTTGGGAGTTGAGCGTAAGTGATCTCGAGGATACTGAGAAATTATTTGAGTGGTCAGTAATGACGCCGCAGATATTTAAATATATGTACAAGCTGTTTGATTATCCCCACGGTGAATTCGAGAGAGATTATCACAGCACTACCACAAATGCAGAGCAGAAGGCTCCTATTGATTTTGCGGAGGACCTGCTTCTGCTTTACACTCACCAGTTGGTGCCATTGTACTACGAGAGGGTCGGGTACACCATCAATCTTTCCGCATACGACTACCTCAAGCCCTTAGAATATATAGAGTTAGAAGAGTTCGAGCATTTAGCCAAAATGCTGCGTCCTTTCGAAGGGTGGTCTCTCTGTGTGCCGGAGGCATTCTTCCGGGATAGTTGGGCCGAAGAGCTTCGCAAGCAAGTGAGGGCTGAGCCAAACGAGCGAAGTGTAACTGGCAGACCCGCGAAGCTCAAGCTTGATACACTTGAGGCGTACCGCCGCCTCTATCCAAACGGCTCAAATGGAGAATCATGGCCGCGCGTCCTTCGAAAGGTGAACCAGGCGACAGGGCACAACGTCTCCCTTGATACCCTTAGACGGGCGGTCAAGGCGATAGGATTATCCACAGCAAAACAGATAGAAAATGGAGGCAAAACCGACCGCAAAAGTACCGCATAAACCCAACAGCGTTTTTGCTGTTTCTGCTCCGATTTTAAGTAACGTTAGGTCAATGCATATTCAGCCCGTATCAACAAACAACGGGCTGAACACATGCAAATCAACGACCCTCTTCTCACAAAGAAAGAAGCTGCAGCGATACTCGATGTAAGCATTCCGACGTTCTATCGTCGCGTTGCTGATGGAATTGTCCCGAAGCCGATCAAAATCGGTACGCTTTCCAAGTGGCCGCAGTCCGAAATCCTTAGCGTCATCGAATCTGCCAAGGCAGCACGGGACGCCTGATCATGATCGCTAGCGACGAAGAGCAGCAGGCCGCTTTCCAGCGGTACGCGGAGGCAAGCCGTAAGGCGCAGCTAACATTGTCTTTTGACGACGGTCGGGCTGCCGCTGATGCGTGGATAGGCTTTCTCAACGCCTATCTGCCGGAAGATCGGCGATTGCCAGATCGGCGCATTGCAGGCGGAAACGTGTCCGTCTTCCCCGCGCACAAGACAAGCTCCCCAGGACGTCACGTATGACGAAAGGGAAGGCGAGGCATGTCGACTTCTATTTTGACGAATACATCGCTGGTGTCGCCGGCTCGCTTAATGCTGAAGAGCAGGGGGCTTATTGGATGGTCTGCAGCCTGATCATGTCCGAAGGCGGGCCGATCGAAAACGACCCCCGCCGACTCGCGATGCTATGCGGAGTTCGTCCTGCCGACATCAAGCGACTGCTAGAAAAGCTGATCGGAAAGGGCAAGATCCGTGTCCAAAGTGATGGCAAACTGTGCCAGAGCCGTGCCCAAAGTGAAGTCGAAAAGTCCCTGAACCGCATTCAAAGTGCGTCCGAACGTGGTTCGAAGGGTGGTCGACCAAATAGAAAAGCCGAGGAAAATCAACAACCAGATAAAGCTACGGGTTCTTTTCCGCATAACCTAACCACCAACCACCAACCAGCAACCAGCAACCTAGAAGTAAAAGAAGAACCTAGCGGTTCTTCCAAAAAGCGCGCTTCTCGCCTCGCTGCCGACTGGAGCCCTCCGCCCGAATGGATCGAGGAGGCGGTCGGAAAAGGCATGCCGCGGACCACCGCCTTGTCGGAAGCCGAGCGGATGAAGAACTGGTCGTTGTCGACGAGGAGCGGCGCCAAGCTCGATTGGCTGGCGACCTGGCGAAATTGGTACAGCGACAAGCTCGAGGCGCAGATGCCGAAGATCAAAACGGCCGCGACTGAGAAGGCGCGCCTCTTCGGGCGGATGTGACCATGACCGACACCTTCGCCGCCCTCGCTGAACATCATATCCGGCTGCGTGACGCAAAGCCCGGAAACCACAAGACGCTGTGCCCGAACTGCTCCTCCTCGAGGCGGAAGAAGAACGATCCTTGCCTGTCGGTGACGGTCAAGACGGATGGAAGCGCAGTTTGGAACTGCCACCACTGCAACTTCACCGGCGGTGCCGGCGGTCAGGATTACCGGCCGGTCCGCGAGCGTCGCACCTATCGAAAGCCTCAGCGTGAACCCGCGCCGCAGCGGCCGGACACCCTTCATGCCTGGTTCGAGAAGCGGGGGATATCTCGCGAAACGGTGGCTGGGTTCGGCATCTACAAGAGCCGCCAGTGGTTTCCGCAAAGCGAGAAAGAGGAGGACTGCATCGCTTTCCCGTACGAATGGGACGGCGAGCTCCGAAACGTCAAGTACCGCACCGCAACGAAGATGTTTCGGCAGGAGAAGGAGCCGGAACCGGTTTTCTTCAATGCCGACACAATCGGAGCCGGAGAAGACCTGATCATCTGCGAAGGCGAAATCGATGTCATGTCTATGGCTGAAGCCGGCTTCCATCACATCGTCTCGCTGCCGAACGGTGCGCCATCGGGACCGGAGACAAGCGAGAAGCGCTATGAGCCTTTCGGGACGCACTGGGAGCTGATCCTGAAGGTTCGGCGCGTGCTGATTGCCTCGGACATGGATGGCCCTGGCGAGGCGCTGGCGCAGGAAATCGCGAGACGGGTTGGCAAAGACCGCAGCTATCGCGTGAAGATGCCGTCCGGGTGCAAGGACGCTAACGAGTGCCTCGTTCAGCATGGAGCCGAAGTGCTGAGGGCGTGCGTCCAGAACGCCGATCCCTGGCCGATCGAAGGCCTCCATGACATCGAAGACTTCGCGATCGACGTGCACGATCTCTACAACGGCAATGGACCTAAGCCGCTGTCGACCGGCTTCGCCGAGATGGACAAGGCGTTCAGGTACATCCCCGGCCAGTTCATCGCCGTCACCGGCATTCCGAACCACGGCAAGTCCCGTTGGGTCGATCAGGTCGCTGTGCAGACGGCCAGGCTGCGCAACGAAAAGTGGGGGTTCTTCTCGCCTGAGACGGGAGAGGCGAACCACATCGCTGATCTCTGCGAGATCTGGTGCGGGCAGCCATTTTTCGAAGGCCCAACACCACGCATGTCGGAAGCGGAGATGATTACGGCCATGGCCTGGTTGAACGAGCGGATATTCCTGCTCGGCGCCGTCGATCACACGCCGTCTATCGACTGGCTGTTGGAGCGAGCTCGAGCCGCTGTCCTGCGCTACGGCGTGACGAACATCGTCATTGATCCGTACAATGAGATCGAGGCCTCTCGTCCAGACAAGCTGACCGAGACCGAGTTCATCTCGCAGCTCATTTCCAAGTGCAAGCTGTTCGCCAAGCTCCACGGCTGCACGATCTGGATGATTATCCATCCCACGAAGCTCAAGGCACAGGGCGAAGGCAAGGAACCTATTCCCGGCCTGTATGACCTCGCCGGTAGCGCTCATTGGCGCAACAAAGCCGATGCCGGGATCGTCGTCTATCGCGACTACGAGGAGGAGGTCACCTTCGTCATATCGAAGAAGATCAGACGTCAGCCGATGTGCGGCCGACCTGGCTCGGTTTCCCTGCAGTTCATCGGCGCCGACCGTCGCTTCGAGGCGGTGCCGGACAGTTTCAAAACCCTTGGATCAGACGAGAGATAGCGGAGAGTATGATGGCGCAAGTGATCAAATTTCCTGGTGGGCCAAAACCGGTGCCGTATTGGTGCGGCAAGCCAATGAAGACAGCCAAGCCAACGTCGAAGCGCGGACAATCGAAGCTAGTTGATGATGTCGCTGAAATCTATTCGGCAATCCCGGCCGACCTCGGTCGAGGACAGGCGGCATACATCTACGTCTCGACTGTTTTGCAGTTTTCCCGCCAGATAATGCGCGAGCTGTCGAGTGATGACTTGGAGATGCTACGCGCCCTCGTCGAAAGCGCCGGCGATGTCAGGGCGGCGCCGAACTGGGACGAGGTTGATGTCCTCGTCGACATGGTCAACTCCGAATACGCTCGTCGCAACGGAGGCGCCGCGTGAAAATCTTCGACGCTGGACGGGAGTTCTGGTTCGTTGCTCAGGTAATGCCAGGGGAGGAGCGATCGGCCGTTGCTGAAATGGAGCGGCTCTGCTCTCGGAATGATATCTATCTACGCACTTATGTGCCGCACGGCCGGCGGGAAGTGAGAAACCATCGGACGCACAGATACCACGTCCGGGAGTACCCGGCTTTACCTGGCTATGCATTCGTCTCGATCAACCGCGACAAGATGCATGTGATCCGGGATCATGTGATCCGCTACCTGGGCGGAGAGCGACCCATAGCGATCCATCCCGACGAGATACAGGCTGTCTATACCGACGAGATCAACGGAGAGTTCGACCAACTCGGGCAGACGAAGAAACAACGGATTGCGAAGCTTGAGGAAAAGTTTCCCGTCGGGTCCGAACTTCGGGTCGTCGATGGATGCTTCATTGGCTTGAGCGCGGTTGTGAAGGAAGTCACGGGCCACGGCCGGATCGCTGCGCTGGTCGAGCTTTTCGGAAGAATGACGCCTGTGGAATTCGAAAAGAACCAGTTGAAGGCATCTTGAATCTATTCCTACGATGAGGTAAATATTCCTCATCGCGATTTGCGGAGCGTCTGGCGGACGATGGAATACTCGCCGGCTCCATAGCCGGGTCGGTCGCGGCCCGAGCAGCCAAATCAAAGTATTGCCCAGAGTAAAATCAGGTCCAGCAGCGGCCTCATTCCGGTTCGACCCGGGCCAGCATCAAACGTTTTGATCATCGGGTTTAGGTCGCTGCCTGCGGACCCTTGCCCATACCCAGGTAAGGACCGCCAATCCGGTGCCACCAATGCTTGCGATCGCACCATGCATTACAGTCATGTTTTGCGCGACATGGACCGCTCGATCCATGATCCCAACATGCACGAAAATTTTCTCGCGCACTATAATCGGATTGGCTGGGGGAAGTGGCTTTCCTTGAAAGTCCAAAATAGCCGAAATTTGCAGGATTAGCACTCGGTCTGGCCCGAAAGCAGTTGGACGGACATTCCAAGCCCATTTTGTTGCCCTGTCAGGAAGGATCGTTCGCTCCTGCGGGCCCGACGGGCTGATTTGAAAGTCTGGTCCGGATATTTCAGCTTGCATTCGTATGGAGTAAGGAAGGTTTGATATAGTCCGTACATCGCCGTTTAGATCGGCACCAAGTTTTGTCGAGGGTACGATCGCTGAGGTCTCAGGTGCAAGAACTAGTTCTATGGTCTCGTCATCTTGATAGCTCATCCGTTTGGGCGTGTTGTAGGCTACTGACGACTTTTTGAGCTGGTCGCACAATTCGCAAGGCACCCGAATATACTGAGAGGCGCTGCAGGAACCGTACAATTTACCATCTGGTCCAGTGGACGTAGTACAAACAGGCGGAGGAATAGGCGGGTCGGGCGTCGTTACGAGTTCGCTTAAAGATACTTCATGGGGAACTGATACTTTCGGGTTTTGAGTGCAGGAAGTCGCACCTATGATCAAAGCCGTAATCGCGATCGAAGCGACCCAGCGTCGCGGGGTGCGTCTTTTGAGCCGATATCGCATCGGGAAAGTCATCGACCTGCCCCCCCAATCAAATTTGCGATTTGCACGAGCAACAATCGAAGCTTGCACCTGAACGGAGCAAGAGTCGAGGGGCAACCCAACTCACAACGACTTGTCCGCCGCGCCGGTATTTTGGCTGCCGCAGTCAATGATGGTACAGGATTCTATATGTCAGGTGTATCAACATTCACTGATGCAACCGGTGATCGCATCTGCGAGCGCATCGCTGAAGGTGAAAGCCTCAGGACCATCTGCCGTGATGAAGACATGCCGGCCATGTCGACGGTGTTCAAATGGTTGGCTTCCAACGACGCTTTCTCGGAGCAATACGCCCGCGCGCGGGAAACCCAGGCCGACGCTCTCTTCGATGAGATCCTGGACATCGCCGACACGCCAATGATCGGCAAGAAGACAAAGGCCGACAAGGAAGGCAACATAGTCGAGGTCACGACCGGCGACATGATCGAGCACCGCCGCCTGCAGGTGGATGCCCGCAAATGGATGGCCGGCAAGCTTCGCCCGAAGAAGTATGGCGAGAAGCTGGACCTCAACGTGGACGGCAAGCTGACGCTGGTCCCTCAGATCACGATCAATGGCAAACCAGGCTGACGCTCATCTGAGCTTCGACCTCCATCCGAAGCAGATGGCAGCGTTCGAGAGCAGGGCGACAGAGATCCTGTACGGCGGGGCAGCAGGGGGCGGTAAGAGCCATCTGATGCGTATCGCCGCGATTACCTGGTGCTCGGAGATCGCCGGGCTTCAGGTCTATCTGTTCCGCCGCATTAAGGACGACCTGGTCAAGAACCACGTGGAGGGCCCGAACGGCTTCCGATCGATGCTTGCCGGCTGGATCGACTGCGGCTTCGTCACGATGGTTGAGGACGAGATCAGGTTCTGGAACGGCAGCAAGATCTATCTCTGCCACTGCAAGGACGAGAAGGACCGCATCAAGTACCAGGGCGCGGAAATCCATGTCCTGCTGATCGACGAGCTGACGCACTTCACCGACGTCATCTACCGCTTCCTGCGCAATCGCGTCCGAATGGTCGGGATCTCGGTCCCGGAGAAGTATCGCAAGACATTCCCGCGTATCGTCTGCGGTGCCAACCCGGGCGGGATAGGTCACCAGTTCGTCAAGGCGACTTTCATCGACGGCGTCCGGCCGATGCAGACATATTATGCCAGCAAGTCCGAAGGTGGCATGCTGCGCCAGTACATCCCGGCACGGCTCGAAGACAATCCGAGCATGGCCGCGAACGATCCCGGCTATGACTCCCGCCTGCATGGCCTTGGCTCCGAAAGCCTGGTGCGGGCAATGCGCTACGGTGACTGGGACATCATCGACGGCGCGTTCTTCGACAATTTCCGCAAGGACCGTCATGTCCTGCGCCCGTTCCAGATACCGAAGGACTGGCTGCGGTTCAGGGCAGGGGACTGGGGTTCGGCAAAGCCGTTCTCGTTCGGCTGGTACGCGGTGGCATCGGAACCGTACATCGCCGGACCGGGCATCCTGATCCCACGCGGCGCAGTGATCCGGTACAAGGAATATTACGGCGTCGCCACTGACCGAGAAGGCAAGTTCATCCCCAACAAGGGTGTGAAGATGACCGCGGCGAATGTCGGCGCTCAGGTCCGTCTCAGGGATGGGGCCGATACGATCACCTACGGCGTTCTCGACCCGGCCGCATTCGCCCAGGATGGCGGCCCATCGATCGCAGAGCGGATGCGGGAAGGGACCACCGGCAAGAACGGCTGTACCTTCCGCCCGGCGGACAACAAGCGCGTCACGGCCCGCGGCGCCATGGGTGGCTGGGACCAGATGAGGGCACGGCTGGACGGCGACGAGGACGGCCGCCCGATGCTGTATTTCTTCGAGACATGTGTCCACGCAATCCGGACGGTGCCGGCGCTGCAGCACGACGAGAACCGGCCGGAAGACCTCAATTCAGACATGGAAGACCACGCGGCGGACGAGATTCGTTACGCCTGCATGTCCCGCCCATGGATAAAGGCAGTGCAGGAAGAGCCGACAGCGAAGGCCAAGCGCGGCGTTCCGTTGCCACCACCCCCGACCGAACGAACCGGAACCAGGATCGCGGTATGACGCCCCCGAGGAACTTTGTATGACCGATGACACCCAGACGGTTGAGGACGGCGACGACTTCGACCCGAAGAAGCCGCTGAAGAAGTCCGCGGGCTATCTCAAGCTCATCAAGGACTACGAGAAGGCCGGTTATCGGAATTACGGCGACCACGCCGACAATATCGACAAGCGCTATGCCGACCTGGAGCGCCTGGCGAACACGGCGCGCGACCGCGAGTTCGCTATCTTCTGGGCGAACATCCAGGTTCTCGGCCCGTCCATCTATTCGCGCCCGCCGGTGCCGGTGGTCATTCCGCGCTTCCGTGCCGATCGTAAACCTATTCCTCGTGTTGCATCCGAGCTGCTGGAGCGCTGCGCGACGGTCGGCTTTGAGCTCGAAGACCTCGATGGGGTCATGCGGTCGATCCGCGACGACCTGTCCATCCTGTCCCGCGGTTGCTCATGGGTGCGGTACGAGGCGAAGAGCAAGGACAATAACTTCGTCGAGAAGTTCTGCATCGAACACACCAACCGCAAGGACTTCGCCCACGATCCGGCCCGGACATGGAAGGAAGTGGATTGGGCTGCCAAGCGCTCCTGGATGACAAAGACCGAAATGCGAAAGCGTTTCAGGAAGACGTCCGGCAAGGCATATCTTGATGCAGCCTTTGCGATCCGCCGCGATGAGCAGGACAATACCGATGGCAAGCTCAAAGCCGGGGTGTGGGAGCTTTGGTCGAAATCAGCCAATCGGGTTGTCTGGTTCGCGGAGGGCGTTGAGGTTCTTCTTGACGATGACGAGCCGCATTTGAAGCTCGAAGGCTTCTTCCCATGCCCGAAGCCGGCTTACGGGACCACGCAGCGCAACAGCCTCGTGCCGGTGCCGGATTACGTCCAGTACAAGGACCAGCTGGAGGAAATCAACGAGCTCACCCGCCGCATTTCGGCGTTGGCGGAGTCGGTCAAGGTCAAGGGCTTCTATCCGGCCGGCGCCAGCGATATCGGTGATGCGATCGAGGCGGCCATCAAGTCTCTCGACAATCGGCAGATCCTCGTTCCCGTCTCCAATTGGGCGGCGTTCGGTGATCTCGGTACCAGCGAGCCGATCATCTGGCTTCCGATCGAGATCATCGGCAACGTCATCGTGCAGTTGGTCACGCTGCGTCGCCAGCTGATCCAGGACGTCTACGAGATCACCGGCCTCAGCGACATCATGCGCGGCTCGACCGATCCGAACGAAACGCTCGGCGCCCAGGAGATGAAAAGCCAGTACGGCTCAGTGCGCATCCGCGATCGGCAGGACGAGATGGTCCGGGTGGCCCGCGACCTCACCCGTATCGCCTGCGAGATCATGGCCGAGAACTTCCAGAAGAAGACGCTGCTGGAAATGTCTCAGCTCGATATTGCCGAGGACGCCGAGATCAGAAAGCAGGTGTCCGCGCTCGAAAAGCAGATCAAGGGCATCGAGGCGCAGATCAAGGAAGCGCAGTCCGACCCTGAAATTCAGGCTCAGGCGCAGCAGAAGCCGGAGGTCGCTCAGAAGATCCTGCAGCAGGCGCAAGGACAGATCGAGCAGCTTGCCCAGCAGATCAACCAGCTGAACGAGACGGTGACGATCGAGAAGGTGATGAGCCTGCTGCGTGAGCAGAAGATCCGGCCCTTCACGCTCGACATCGAGACGGACTCGACGATCACCCCAGACGAGAACGCCCAGAAGAAGCGCGCAACGGAATTCACCACCGCGGTCGGCGGCATCCTTGCCCAGGCGGTGCCGGCGGTGAAGGAGGTTCCCCAGATCGCGCCGCTGATGGCCGAGACGTTGAAGTACGTCGCCAGCCAGTTCCGTGCCGGCCGCCAACTCGATGCCGTCATCGACGAGTTTGCCGAGCAGATGAAGCAGATCGCATCCCAGCCCCAGGCGAACGCGGAGGCGGATGCAGCGCAGAAGACGGCTCAGGCCGACATGCAGGCGAAGGCTATGGAGGCCAAGATCAAGCAGGACACGTTTGCGCGCGACACCGACATCAAGGGTAAGCTTGCCGATCACGACGCCAAGATGCGCAGCTACGAGGCAACTGAGAAGGTAAAAGCCATCCAGGTCGAGAGCCAGCTGCGTGCCGAGAAACACGCTCAGGACATGGAGCTTGGCCGCCTCGATGTCGAGAAGAAGCGGCTCGAGCTCGCCAAGCTCGGAGGGCAGATCGATGCCCAGGGCCAAGCGGCGGACATACATGCGGCCGAAGCTGCTCAGCGCATGACCGAACGCGCGATGGAACCCGTAGGAGCCGAGGAATGAGAGAGCGCCTGTGCCGCGTTTGCGGAGGCTGGCACGACGTTGATGCCTGGCCGCACAACTGCTTGCCCGAGCGTAGTCACGCAGCATCTGACCTGCCGGTGCCGAACTACATCTCGGACGGCCTGAACGGCGTGCAGTCGATGCTGGACGGCAGGATCTACGACAGCAAATCCAAACTCAGGGCGACCTACAAGGCGGCCGGGGTAGTCGAAGTGGGCAACGACCCGGCGCGCCTGCGTCCACGTCAGAAGCCGAAGCCGGACCGGAAAGCAATTCGGGATTCGGTCGAGAAGGCCGCCGCCCGGTTCAGCCGCGGCGAACGCACATCCCCTCAATAAGCATTCCCTCAGACGGAGAATAGAAGATGTCGGACATCAATACCGGCGTAGCACCCGCTGCCGCTGAGCCCGCCCCTGTATCCGCCGAACAGGTTGTTCATACCCCCAACCCGGTTCGCACCGATCCGCAGCCACAGGCAAAAGCGGAGCCGGAGAAGAAGGAAGCAGACGCGCCGAAGCCATCTGCCCGTGAGGCCATCGCCAGGGCCCGGGAGAAGGTCAACGAGCAGGAAAAGGCCGAAGGGACCAAGCCGGTCAAGTCGGAGGCGAAGACTTCTGATCCCGGGAAGGTGGACACCAAGGACCCGGCGAAGAATGAGGCCAGGACCGACGCCACCAAGCAGGCGGCAGACAATCGCGACGAGCGGGGCCAGTTCAAGGCGAAAGACGCCGCTGCAGGCGATCAACAGCAGCCGGGCAAGGACGCCGCGGCCGATCAGCAGCAGGCGGCGCCGAAGTCGCGCTATGAGGCGCCGAAGCGGTTTTCGTCCGACGTCGCTGCGACGGCCGATTGGGAGAAGGTGCCGGAAACGGTGCAGGCGGCTGTCCATCGGGTTCATCGCGAGATGGAAGAGGGGATTGCCAAATATAAATCCTCGCACGATCGGTATGAGCCGATCCGCGAGTTCGACGAGATTGCCAAGAAGAACGGCCACGAGCTGCGCCAGTCCCTCGGCAAGGTCGTTGAGATCGAACAGGCCTTTGCCCGCAACCCGGTCGAGGGCTTTCAGAAGATCTGCGATCATTTCGGTATCAACAGCCGAAAGCTCGCCGCACATATCGCCGGCATGAAGCCCGAGGACGTGCAGGTCCAGCAGGAAGGCACGATCAGCGACCTCAAGCGCGAGGTGGCCAGCCTTAAACAGCAGATTTCCGGCGTCAGCGACGGCTTCCAGAAGCAGCAGAGCGCTACGACATCGAAGGAAGTCGAAGCGTTCGCCGCCGATAACCCCCGTTTCTACGACCTCATGGGTGACGTCGCCTTCTTCCTGAAGAGCGACAAGGTCGATCAGGACCTTGAACCCCTGGCTCGTTTGAAAGCAGCCTACGAGCTTGCGGAACGGCTCAATCCCGATCCGAACTCCAAGCCTGCAACTACCGCAGCGGCCTCAGACGCCGACGCAGCAAAGGCCTCAGACGCCAACTCCGAAGCTCTCGCGGTTCAGACCCGCAAGGGCGAGAAGTCCATCTCAGGCGCTCCCACCGCTGGCTCAGACCCGGCGAACCGCGAGCCCTCCACCTCGATCAAGGACAGCCTGAAGCGCGCGTTCGCTCAAGCCGGCTGATCCATTTTCCCAAAAGGAGGGGCGTATGGCCCTAACATCTGTTGAAAAGAACCAGGAGATTTTGTCTCTGGCGCTCGAAGACCGTTCTTCGGGTTACCAGGATCTGGTCTCCAACTCGAAAGCCCTTCTCGCGGTACTCAAGCGCAAGGGCAATTGGAAGTCCTATAGCGGTCCGCGGATCCGCGAGCGCCTGCTTTATGCCAAGACCGGTTCGGCCGTCTGGTATAACGGCTACGACTTCCTGAACCCGGTGCCGGCGGAGCTGTTCAACGACGCCGAATGGACGCCGAAGATGTGCGCCGTCGCCGTCACCCTGAGCAACGAGGAAATCCTCAATAACGAGGGTGAAAATCAGCTCATGGACGTGATGGAGGCCCACATCTCCGCGGCCGAAAGCGAACTGGAAGACGAAGTCGACCTTTCGCTGCATGGTAACGGCACCCGCTTCGGCGGCAAGGAGCTCGGCGGTCTGCAGCTGGCGGTTCCAACGGTCGTCAACTCCGGCGTCTACGGCGGTATCGACCGCACGAATGCCATCTGGCGCACCTCGGCCTTCGATGCGAATTCGTTCGCAACGGATATCGGGACGCAGGTCACCGCGACGACCATCCGCCCGTTCCTGAACCGCATCATGACGCAGCGCTCCCGCAACAAGAAGGCAGCCGACCTGCTGCTGATGTCGCCTGAGCACTACGCTGCCTATGACGCGGCCACCATCGCGATCCAGCGCATCAACGACGAGACGGGCCTTGGCAAGCTCGGCTTCCAGACGCTGAAATACTTCGGCGCCGGTCGTCAGGCTGAAATCGTCCAGGAAGGCGGCATCGGCTCGAACATGCCGGCGAACACGACCTACGGGCTCGACACCGAGAACCTGCGTCTTCGCTACCACCCGGAACGAAACTTCAACAAGATCGGCCGCGCACTGATGCCGATCAACCAGGACGCCGTCGTCCAGTACATCGGCTTCATGGGCGAGCTCACGCAGACCAATCCGCTGTTCCAGTGGAAGCTCTACGACTCCAACCCGGCCGCGTAAGGAGGAACCTTCATGGCTTTCGTTTTCCACAATGTGAACCTTGGGCATCCTCCGATCGCCTCTCACCTTCCGGCCTCTTCGGCGGCCGGCCGGTCCACTCCCGGTCCATGGCTCGGCGATATCGCCACCGCCCAGGACCCGGACTACGGCACGGGTGAATTCATCTACCTCAAGGGTGTCGCCAGCACCCTGCGGGGTTCGTGGGTCACCTACAATGCCGACGACTTCTCGACCACGCTGCTTGCGGCCAACGCCATCGGTCCGGTGGCAATTGCCATGGCTGATACCGTCGCCAATGAATTCGGCTGGTATCAGATCCAGGGCAAGGCTGTCGGCAAGGTGCTGGCCGGCTTCGTCGACGATGCCAACGTCTACGCGACGGCCACGGCCGGCTCGGTTGACGATGCTGTCGTCGCCGGTGACCGCGTCCAGAACGCCAAGGGTGCGTCCGCGGTCGGCACTCCCTCCGCCGGCCTCGCCGAGTTCGAGATCAGCCGTCCGTTCGTCAACGACGCCCTGGCCGACTAAGGCCATCCAGCAGGACATGAGAAAGGCGGGGCTTCGGCTCCGCCTGTTTCTTTGCAACCTCTCAGACAGGAGTCTCGACGATGAGCGAGAACAATTCATCCCTGACCTATCCGGTCTTCAAGATGCTCAGCACGCAGAACGATATCGAAAGCCGCAAGAAGGGCCGCCCCGTCTATGACGACCAGGAAGTCTGCGAAATCCGGTTCTCCGGCAACAAGCAGACTGTCGGCGTCTTTCCGGCCCACGAAATGTGCGAGTGGGCCGACGATCCGCTGACGCAGGAGCGGACCCGGATCACCTATGCCCAGAAGTTCAACGAGCAGTACATGCGGTTCAAGAACGGTGAGGCCCAGGCCGCGCACGGGACGCCGCTCGAGGAGCTGACCTTCCTGACCCAGGGCAAGCGCCTGGAACTGAAGGCGCTGAACATCCACACCGCCGAAGCGCTGGCGGCTCTTGATGGCAATCCGCTGAAGATGCTCGGCATGAATGGGCGGGAGCTCAAGACGCAGGCGCAGCTCTATCTCGACAGCGCAAATCGCCAGACCGACGCTATGTCGATCGCCGCCGAGAATACCAGGCTGAAGAAGCGCCTGGCGGAGCTCGAAGGCAAGTCGAACACACCGAAGAAGGCCAGCAACGCGAAGAAGAGCGAGAAGGTGGCTGGCGAGGCCGGCGACGCGGACACCGGCGGCGATGAAGCCGACAAGCCCGCCGAAGCCGAGAACCCGTTCAGCGACTGGGAAGCGGAAGACCTCACGGCATGGATTATCGATGCCGAGCCTGAATACGAGATCGATGGCCGCTGGGGCAGAGAAACCCTCGCCGAGAAGGCGAAGGAACTCAACGACAAGATTGCCGCCGCGAAAGCCAAGGGCTGATCCATGACCATCCTGAGCGCCTGCCAGTCCGCGGCCATTCGGCTCGTCGGCCGCAAACCCACGACCATCTTCAGCTCACAGAAGGCTTTCGAGCTGGAGCTGTCGGATCTCGTCCAGGAAGCGGCCGTCGATATCGCGAAGGCTTTCGAATGGCAGGCGCTCATGGTTCTCGCCGAGCATCAGGGCGACGGCACGACCACCGCATTCGACTTCCCGGCCGGATACGACCGCATGCCGGTGAAGGGCAATATCCATTCCGCGACCTGGCAGCAGTCGGGATACCGGCCGGCGCGCGACCGTGACCACTGGATCAACCTGCAGACCTATCTTTCGGCGGGGACGCCCGGCTTCTGGATCGTCCTCGACAACCAGATGCAGATCTTCCCGCCGATGGGTCCGAGCGAGAAGGCTCAATACTATTTCCTCACCGGCGAGATCGCGAAAAGCGCCTCGGGTGACGGCAAGACGGTGATCAGCGCCGACGACGATGTCTTCAAACTCGACGAACGCCTGCTGACGCTCGCTCTGATCTGGCGCTGGAAGGAGATGAAGGGCCTCGAATACTCGGAGTCCATGGCGAACTACGAACGGGCGCTGGCGCAGATCGGTAGTGCGGACAAGGGCAGGCGCATCCTCTCGGTCGGATCGCGCCGCACTTCGATAGATGCCGACCTTGCATTCCCGGGGACGATCATCCCATGAGGAAGCCCGCACCGAAAGTAAAGCCGCGCCGCGTTCGTCCGAAGAGCTTTCCCGCGGCAGTTGCCGGCTGGATCGCAAACCAGAACATCGCAAGGCCAGATCCGAATGCGCCACAAGGGGCGTGGGTCTTCGAAAACATGCTGCCCACGGCGACCGGTGGCGAGATGCGCCGCGGCAACGACATCTTCTCGACGATGCCGACGACCACCAAACCGGTGCTGTCGCTGTTCTCGTATAAGAGCGGCAACCTGCAAGCGCTGTTTGCCGCGAACGAAAACGAGATCGCCGACATCACCAGCGCGCCGACTAACAAGCTCACCGGCCTGACGAGCGGGGACTGGAGCGTCGTCCAGTTCGTCAATACGGACGGCCAGGCGTTCCTGCGTGGCGTCAACGGCACCGACACCCCATTCGTTTACGACGGATCGGCGTTCTCGACCTCGCCCGCTTTGACGTTTGCGGTTGGAGTGACTGTAACGGCGAACCAGATGGCGCGCGTCTGGACCTACAAGAACCGTCTGTTCTTCCTTCAGAAGGATAGCATGGATGCATGGTACCTGCCGGTAAACGTTATGGGCGGCGAGCTCGTGAAGCTTCCGCTGGCCGGCGTGTTCAACCGCGGCGGATCACTCCTCTTTGGTTCGTCCTGGTCGATCGAGAGCGGCGACGGCCCGAACGAGTATTGCGCTTTCGTCACGACAGAGGGCGAGGTCGCGGTATTTGCCGGTGCAAATCCGGGAGATGCAGATACCTGGCAGAAGATCGGCGTCTACCGGATCGGAAAGCCGCTCGGCGCCAAAGCCTTCTTCCGGGGTGGCGGCGACCTCATCATCTCGACCTCGATCGGCGTTGTTCCGCTCTCCCAGGCGATGCAGCGCGACTATGCGGCCCTTTCCTCGACCGCCATTTCCTACAACATCGAAACAGCGTGGAATTCGACGGTAGCCGAACGGGACAGCGTGCCGTGGTGCTGTGAGATTTGGCCGGAGAAGCAGATTGCTGTCATCGCGCTTCCAACGCTGACGGGTACAGCCCCGCAGATGTTTGTGGTCAATACCAGGACTGGCGCATGGTCGAACTGGACGGCCTGGGACGGCAACTGCCTGGAAGTCTTCAACGGCCGGCTCTTCTTCGGCTCGAAAAACGGGAAGATCGTGGAAGGTTTTACCGGCGGTACCGACCAGGGCATGCCCTACACTTCCACTTACATTCCGCTTTTCGAGGACATGGGCAATCCTCTGTCGAAGAAGATCATCCGCATGGCGCGGGCTGTTCTGAGGACCGCGATCAGCACCGAAGTGCAACTGACAATCCAGGCCGACTACATCATCGATCTCCCGGTCGCCCCGTCCGCTCCGTTGATCCCATCGCTGAACGAGTGGGGCGCCGCGGTCTGGGGGCAGAGCGTCTGGGGCGAAGGCCGGGTCAAGGAGATACAGCAGGATTGGGAATCCGTACCGGGCGAGGGCTGCGCCATCTCTCCCTGTGCAAGGATCACCAGCGGAGCGTCCATTCCCCTCGACACCGAAATCGTCCGCATCGACCTCACCTATGAGGAAACGGATATCGTCGCATGAACATCGTCACCGATGCTCGCGTAGCCGACCTCGTTTCGCGCCTCGTCGATAAGCCTTTCGTGCCTCCGTTCACCGCAATGGGGATAGAGCGGGGCAGGGAGGTCGTCGGCGGGGTCGTCTTCAACGTGTTCGAGGGCGCCGATATTCACGTCAGCGTCGCCGGCCGCGGTTTCTCGCGCGAGTTCCTGTCGAGCGTCGGCGAATACGTGTTCCGCCAGCTCGCATGCGAGCGAATGACCGTCATCACCGAACAGCCCCGCGTCGTCCGGATCGCCGAAAAGCTCGGCGGCGAGATTGAAGGGCTTATCCGCAATCATTTCGGCCGGGGCAGAGACGCAATTCTCGTCGGCATTCTCAAAGACGATTGGAAGTATTGATGGTCAGCACTCCCAAGGCTCCCGACCCGAAAGAGACTGCCGCAGCTCAGGCGGGCATGAACGTCGACACTGCGCAGGCCCAGCAGCTGACGAATATGGTTGACCAGGTCGGCCCTGATGGCTCGCTCACTTACACCCAGAGCGGAAGGAACACGTTCGTCAATTCGCAAGGCCAGACCGTCACCATCCCGAAATACACGGCGACGACCGCTCTTTCGGCCGCGCAGCAGGCGATCAAGGACCAGACGGACAGCGCCAGCCTCAATCTCGGCACCATCGCCAATGAGCAGAGCAACTTCCTCAAGGATTACCTCTCAGAGCCGTTCAAGGCTGATACCGCCGAGGCGGAAGCCCGTCTTGCTGAACTGGGGTCGGCGCGTCTCGATCCTCAGTTCGCGAAGCAAGAGGAGGCACTTCGCACGCGGCTCGCCAACCAGGGCGTCCAGGAAGGCTCCGAGGCGTGGAAGTCGGCCATGGGAGATTTCAGCCAGGGCAGGAACGACGCCTACAACAGCCTTTTCCTGAGCGGCCGGTCTCAGGCCATGAGCGAAGCCTATGCCGAGCGAAACCAGCCATTGCAGGAGATCGGCGCCCTCCTTTCCGGCTCACAGGTCCAGAGCCCGCAGTTCGTCAACACGCCTCAGGCGAGCGTGGGCGGCGTCGATTATGCGGGGATGGTCTCCGACAAATACAAGGCGGAAACCGCGGCGGCCCAATCGAAAATGGGCGGGCTGTTCGGTCTGCTTTCCGCGCCCTTCGGCATGTTCAGCCTCGGAGCTTGATAGATGGCAATTTCGAAAGCATTCGTCTGGGGCGAGGGCGGGTCGCAGCTCACGCCTGAACAGATTGCCAAGCAGCGCGAAATCGAGGATGCGCTCTTGCAGCGTGGCGTCGATACGTCGCCAGTCGGCAGCGCCTATGAGGGTCTGGCACGCGTGGCCAATGCTGCAGCGGGATCGTTCCGCCGTGGTCGACTGGCCCGGGCCGAGAACGAGAACAAGGCCTACGACACGGAAGCGTTCAACAAGATTGTCGGCCTCATGGGCGGCGGCGGTGCGGGAGCGGCAGCATCTGCCGCAGCAACCACGCTTCCCGGGTCGTCTGCCGCCGACGAGATGAAGGCGACTAACCCCTCGATCGACGTTGCCGATAATGACATCTACTCGCCGTTCATCGAAACGGTGAAGGCTGGCGGTCTCAGCAACCCCTATGGTCTGGCGGCCGTTGCCGCGACCGGGAAGGCGGAGAGCGGTTGGTCCCCGGCTAATGCAAATCGCTCCTGGTCCGATCCGAGCGAGAGCGGGCAGGCCGGCACGGCGGGCGGCGTCATGTCCTGGCGCGCCGAGCGGCTGCAGAACCTCTATAACTACGCTTCGGCGAAGGGCGAGAAGCCGGGCGCGATCAGCCCGCAGACGCAGGCAGAGTTCTTCCTGAAGGAAGATCCGCAGCTTATCGCCAAGCTTAATGCCGCGAAGTCTCCTGACGAGGCCGCGGACATGATGGCGAACGCCTGGAAATTTGCCGGGTATGATCGCCCGGGCGGAGAAGCCGCTCGCCGTCGCAGCTATGCCAGCGCTTACCTGCCGAAGTTCCAGGGAGGCGGCGAAGTGGCGAGCCTTGACCCTTCCGCCGGCATGGGACCGGCCGCTGCCGCAATCGAGCGTCCAGCGCCTGCGTCGGGCTACCTTGATCCGGTCATCTCAGCTCCGAATTATCAGCCGCCGGCCGCCGCGCCTCAGTCACCGCAGACCGAAGCCATGCTTCCGCCGCTGCCCAGCAGGGATATCGCGCCAGCGCCAGCCGTCGCCGCGGTTCCTCCTGTTCAGGTTGCCCAGGCTGCACCGCCGGCCGTCACCGCACCGAATGGAGCACCCTTCCCGCCGGAGATTCTGCAGGTGCTAGGCGACCCGCGCATCAGCCAGAGAACCCGAGGAATTGCGACCCTGCTCCTTCAGCAGCAACAGGCGCGCAACCAGGCAATCCTGGAGCAGCGGCTGAAGCAGAGCGATCCCGGTTATCAGGCCGATCTTCGCCTCAAGACCATTCAGGCTGACCAACTCGCTAATCCCAAGATTTCGCCGGCCGAACAGGCCCGCATCGATATGGACCGGGAGAAGTTCGGCTACGAGAAACAGAGCGGTACCGACAAGCTCACGCTCGAGCGCGAGAAGTTCAACGCCGATCGGGAAAACAACCGGCTGACGTCGGATATCAAGGAATATGATGCCTACGCCGCCGACGAACGGGCGGCAGGACGGACGCCGATCGGCCGTCTTGATTACCAGCAGGCCGTCAAAAAGGCGGGCTCGTCGTCGACCAACGTCACGGTCGGCGAGGGTGACAGCTTCTACAAGGAGCTGGACAAGAAGAACGCAGAAACCTTCAGCACCCTTTCTCAGTCGGGAATGGACGCCAGGGGCAAGATTGCTCGCATCGACCGGCTCGAAGGTCTGATGGCAAACGCACCGCAAGGGGCCGTAGGGGCACTGAAGCAGGCGGCTGGCGAGTGGGGTATTCCGACCGAAGGCCTGAGCGATATCCAGGCCGCGAGCGCTCTGCTCGAAAAGATGGTTCCGGAACAGCGCCTGCCGGGTTCTGGCACGATGTCGGACGGAGATATCAAGATGTTCCGGGCGTCGCTTCCCCGCATCATCAACCAGCCAGGCGGCAACCAGCTCATCTTCCAGACCATGCGCGGCATTGCCCAGTATGAGCAGCAGATGGGCGAAATCGCCGACCGGGTTGCCAATCGCGAAATCAACCCTGCCGAGGGACGGCGCCAGATCCAGGCGCTCGCGAACCCGCTTGCCGATTTCAAGATCCCGTCAGGCTCGACGCCGAACGAGGGCTTTCAGGATCGGCCCGACCTTGGCCCCGGAGTTCGTATCAGAAAGAAGGCTGACTGATGCCAACCTATGAAGTCGATCTCAACGGACAGACGTTTGAAATCGAAGCGCCTGACGAGGCTTCGCTTTCCCTTGCCGTGAAGAAACTGCAGTCGGATGGCGGCTCGTCGGAGAGGAGCAACGATCCGGGTGGCTGGAGTGCCGACAATGTCGTGCGTTCCCTTGGTCGCGGTGTTCTGGGCATCGGTTCGTTTCTGGATGAGGCCAACGCCGCCACCAATGCGACCTTGGCGCCGCTCGTTGATCCGCTCCTGCCGGACAGTTTTGAGAAGCTTCCCGGCGGAACCTGGGGAGAACGTTACGATCAGGCGCTCAATATCCAGCGCGGCAAGGACAAGGCTTTTGATGAGCAGCACCCTGTCGCGTCCACCGGCCTGAAGATTGCCGGCGGCGTGGGCTCTGGCCTTGGCCTAATGAGAGCTGCGCCGGCCGTTGGTCAGGTCGTGCTTGGAAACGGGGGCCTTTCCCTCCCTGCCAAGGTAGCCGCTACGGTGGGAGCTGGAATCGGTACGGGCGCGGTTCAAGGTTTCGGCGCTGGTGAAGGGGGCGCTGAGGACAGAGCACTGCAGAGCCTTTACGAAGCGGGAACGGGCGCGGCGACGGGTTTGGTCATGATGCCGGTGGCAGCTGGCGTAAATGCCGGGGTCAAATCCCTGGCACGGGGGCTGATCGGGGAAAGCGACGATGCGCTCTCATCGATGACGCGTGAGGGGCGCAAATACGTCACCAAGGAACTGGCCGATCCTGAACAACTTGGCTGGTACCGCTCCGAACTGGATCGGCTTGGACCGGACGCAATGCTCGCCGACGTCTCCCCCGACTGGCAGGGTGTCGCCCGCGGCGCCGCTGCTCGTCCTGGCACCCGCAGCATGATCGTCGATCCGCTGAACGAGCGATCAGCCATGGCGAATACACGCTTGCGCGATGATGTAGAGGCAAATCTCGGTCCCGACCCGATCCCATCCGCTATTGATCGGGAGATTGCCCAGAGCCAGGAGCAGGTAGGCCGGCAGTACGCACCGATCTTCCGCGAGCGGTCGCCTTTCGATTTTACGCCGATCACCGACGATCTGGATCGGCAGATCACGACCTTGCGCGGCGATGCTCAGCGACAGCTTCAGCGCGTCCGCGGCATGCTGAACGAGTTCGACGGCGAGGGAGTGACCAACGACCCGTCCGTTGCATTCCAAACGCGGCAGGCGATCGACGGCGTATTGGCGACCGAGCAGAACCCAAAGGTCGTCAACACCCTGATGGATGCACGCCAGATGATCGACGACGCGCTCACCCGTTCGGTCCCTCGCATTAAGGAAGTCGACGCCAGTTTCTCCGAGCTTGCCCGCCAGCGGGAGGCATTGGCGACTGGTAGGCCAATCCTCAACAACGAGGCGTCGGCTATGCGGCCAGTCGAACTTGAGGAAGCTTTGGTTGCCGGCGCTCAGCCGCAAGGCATGCAAATCGGCCCGTCCGCGGTTCCGACCCGAATGCGGCAGGCCGCACTCGGTGAGGTACATCGCGCGATCGGTACGAAGGCCAACGACACCACCGCGCTGCGCAACATCGTTCGGGGCGAGGGCGACTGGAACCGGGAAAAGCTCGGGCTCCTCTTTGGCCAGGACAATGCCGATCGCGCTCTCAACGCCATCGATCGCGAGACGGTCTTCGGTGACACAGCCAATCGCGTGACCCGTGGTTCGGATACGGCGATGGGTACCCGGTTCACGAAGTTTCTCGATGATATCGAGAACGCTCAGGATATCCCGGGCGACACGACGCTGACCGGCCTCGGTACGAAGGTCGCTCGCGGCATCGTTCGATCCCTCACGCAGGCCAAAGCCAGCTCAGACACTGGAAAAGTTGCTGAGGAAGTGGGGCGCTTGAGTGTTGCTCAGGCGAAAGCGCGTGACGAGATCATCGAGGCGCTGATGAAGCGCGGCAAGGAAAACGTGTTGGATCAGCAGAGGTTGGCTGTAGTGAATGCGATTTTGCAGAGCGGCGGAAAATCCGCCTATCCCTCTCTGCCGGGTGTTCGCTGACCACGAAGGGCATCCCAGCGTCCGATAAAGAAACCGGCGGAAAGACCGCCCATAGTGCCGACAAACAGCGCCACGACCGGGATGGGAAGCTGACGCATCGTCCAGCTCATGCTCATGGCAACCGGAACGGCAATCGCTATCGTCACAACAACAGCAAGCAAGGCAACGAGTCTGATTGCCTTGTGCGAGAGCTCTTTCGGGTCGTGGTCGATCTGCATGCGCGCACAATGCCGATAGTCCCGGAAATTGTCCAGAATTACCGGAAAAAGCTATGCCTGTGCTCGGTTCAATATCCACCGGGACGGACCATCGCGGCGCGGTAGCCGCACAAACTGCCGTCGGCTGCGCGATCATAGTAGGAATAGCAGTTGCCGGGGTAAGCGGGGCCGCCGTAGCCACCCCCTCCGCAATTGCGGTTGGCGCAATAGGCGACGGCTGCGCCACCAACGGCAATCACTGCAAGTGCGGCGCCTGCCTGGTCCTGCTTTTGAACCATGCTTGGGCATTCGTACGGATTGACATCTCTGCGGGTCAGCTCGGCTACCATTTCGCGCGCGAAGTTCGGGTCCTGCGTCTGCAGTAGCGTGCGACAGATATCAACCTTCGGAACACCTTTTGGATTTTGTCTGAAGGCTTCTTGAGATGTGGTCGCGCAGCCGGCCAGAGCGAGCGAAAGCGATGCGGCTACGACGAGCCGCGCTGAATTAATGATGTTCAAGATGTCCCCCTGATTGCCCCGCGGCATCATTGCACAACCAGAGAAATAGTCGAATCCCAACCGCCGATATCGTTAAAGCGCCTCGCAATCGCGGGGCCGTTTTTGCTTGGAGACCTTGAATGCCCTACGATAGCAACGGCAATTACACGCTGCCCGGGAGCTATTTCGTCGAGAACGGCGATACGGTCCTTCCCGTCCAGCACAACCCGCCGCTGGAAGACGTCCAGGCTGCTCTCAGCAGTGTCATCTTGCGCTCCGGCGTTGCCCCGATGAGCGGCGATCTCAAAATGGGATCGAAGAAAATCACTGGCATGGCCGCCGGCACGGCAACGACGGACGCTGTCAACAAGGGCCAGCTTGACCAGGTGTCATTTCGCTACTCTGTAAAGACGGGCAACTACAAGGGGCTGGTCACTGATAACGGCGCGCTGCTGTGGTTTACAGGCGCCACGCCGACGCTCACCCTCGACCCGGCGGCCACCCTCGGCGCGAATTGGAACGTGACGGTCAAAGCTGCCGGCGGTGATCTCATCATCGATCCCAATCTCGCCGAGTTGGTGAACGGCATTGCGACCGTCACCATCAAGAACGGCACGCTCGGTCTCCTGATCTGCGACGGAACAGCATTTAAGCTTCATACCGATCTATCGACTAATGGCGGCCTGATGTCAGGCGACATCGACATGGGTGGGAATGATCTCTTGAATGTTGTCTTCGGAGGATCGATCGCCGGGCCTCAACTCCAAGGGTATTACACCGGCCTCGAAGTTTCCACCAATGCCAGCGACGCGGCTAATGACTTCGATATCGACGTTGGCTCGGCCGCGGCAGATACGAGCCCCTATTACTTAATGCAGCTCACGAGCGCGCTCACCAAGCGTGCCGATGCTGCATGGGCTGTGGGCACCAATCAAGGTGCATTGGACACCGGCGCGATCGGCAACAACACCTACTACATCCATGAGATCCAACGGCCTGACACCGGTGTCACCGATGCGCTAATCTCGCTCTCCTTGACAGCTCCCACGATGCCTGCCGGCTACACCCGCAAGAGGCCGATCGCGACGTTTAGGCGTGTCGCTGGTGTGAACGGGGCGCCAACGTCGCTTCTGTCTTCTCCGAGTCATGTCAGAGCGTTTGTGAACTTCGTCGGTACTGGCACCGTAGCGATACGTGCAAGTCTCAATGTATCGTCTATCACAGACGGCGGCGTAGGAATTTATACTGTTAATTTTGCAACGGCTCTTGCGGATCCAAATTATGTCGGCCTTGCCATGGCGGGAACGGGATCAAGCGGCCTTGTCGCCACCGGCCCTACGGCTGTCCCGACCACCACAGCGTTTCGCATCACCGTGGCTTCTGTGGCAGGAGCGGTTACAGACGCCGATTATGTAAGCTTTGCTGCAGTGAGGTAAGCAATGAACATCGACCTTTCCAAACGTATCGTATTCCAGAACGACGAGGGTGGCGTGTCCGTGCTCATCCCGGCGGAATGCGGTCTCACACTTGAGCAAATCGCCGCCAAGGACGTGCCAACGGGCAAGCCCTACAAGATAGTCGATATGGCGGAAATTCCGTCCGACCGATCGCAGCGCATCGCATGGACGGTAGACGAGGCTGATCTAACGGATGGTGTCGGCGCATGAGCATTATCAAGATTGACCCGAACTATCAGCTCCCGGTTCCAGCTTCCGTGACTGCCCGCCAGTTCAAGCTCCAGCTTGTTGCGGCGGGGCTCATCGATCAGGTTGATGGTTGGATCGCTACACAAGACCGCGCGACCCAAGTGGCCTACGAATACAGCGGCACGTTCGTGCGGAATGAGCCGATGATGCAGGCCGGATTCGCAGCGATGGGATTCACACAGCAACAGGTCGATGCCTTCTTCACCGCGGCCTCAAAACGATAGAGAGCCCTCCGGCTTAAACAGTCGCTGAGTTCTAGAGATCCAGAGCTTGGGCTACAATCAAGGCAGGTACTCCTACAACGATCACGCCCGCCAGAAGCGCCGAAATCAACTTGATTGCATTCGCACGTCGCGCTCGCCGCGCGTCCCATTCGTAAGCCATCAGCCCGCCTCACGCACTCGCTGTCCTAAAGTGAAACACTGCCGGGCCAGGGAGTCGAGTCGCTGTTTAGAACATGGTTAAACCCGGGAAACGGAGTAGCCGAGACTTGGCAAAATCACGGGTCTTTCGGCGATTGGCCGAAAAGGGCCCGCACTGGTCCGCCAGGGTGCAGGCCCAACCCGACGCACAACAACCAGGTCCAAAAAGAAGAGGGCTCGCCCGTTTTTCCCGTTCGAGCCCTCAACAGTCTCTTGGCGGCGGGAACATCGCAGATAACCTGACATAGCACATCCCCCATTCAGGTTAGACCTTTTGGCGTAGCCTCCCGCCCGCAGCCGGCCTTCAAACTTCACCACAAAGGACATCACCATGAGCGTCATCACTGCCGCGCAGATCCGCGCGGCTGCAAAATCGCGTGTCAACGAAGGCAACATGAACTCGGTCCTCGTCGCGCTCGACGAGTTCGGGCTGGGGCTGGGGCTGAACCGGCCGCACCGGGTCGCGCATTTCCTCGCGCAGCTGATGCACGAGAGCGGGGCGTTCCGTTTTGATCAGGAGATCTGGGGACCCACGGCGGCGCAGGCCCGGTATGATACCCGCACCGATCTCGGCAACACGCCGGCAGCCGACGGCGACGGCTACCTCTACCGCGGCCGGGCCGGCATCCAGATCACCGGCAAAGCGAATTATGAGGCCTTCCGCGACTGGTGCAGTCAGAAGGGCTTCAACCCGCCTGACTTCGTGGCGCAGCCGGACCTCGTCAATACCGATCCGTGGGAAGGCCTGGTGCCGCTCTGGTATTGGTCGGCCCGAAACCTGAACGCCTATGCCGACCGCAACGACATCGAGACGATCACCAAGAAGATCAACGGCGGCAAGAACGGCCTCGCCGACCGCATCGACTATTACGGCCGCATAGCCCTTGTGATGCTCGGCTACCAGCCGACCGAGGCGGACATCCGGCGCTATCAGTCCGAACGCGGCCTCGATATCGACGGCGACGTCGGCCCCAAGACCCGCGCGGCTCTGCACACGGATCTCCTCGCTCTCTCCGGAGCGTCCGTGCAGATGGCGGCATTCTCCGCCGCGCCGGTGACCGAAGAAAAGCCCGTGGTTCCGGTCGCCGTCGAGACGCAGGTGAAGCGCAAGTTCAACATCTTCGGCCTCTTTGGCGGCGGTGGCTCGTTCGGCGGCCTTGGCCTCGCGGCCTTCGCTGGCATGGACTGGCAGGTCGTGGCGGTGCTCGCGGTCGTCATCCTGTTGACGCTGATCCTCGGCCTCCTGCTTCAGAACTCCATCGTCTCGGCGGTGGGCAAGATCCGTGCGGCGGTGGAGCCATGATCACCGACAAGATCAGCATGGCGATCGGCGCGGCCGGCGGACTGGCGCTAGGCTTCGCCGTCTTCACTACCATCAACGCCGTCTGGTGGCTACCAGACGCCAAGGAGGAGGCGCGCGCCGTCGAGCGCGCCACCATGCAGGCAGCAACCGACAAAGCCGTAGGAGAACTAAGCAATGAAGCTGACAAGGCTCGCTTTAACCGTCGCATGTGCCGTGAGCGCGGCGGCATGTACCTCAACTCAACAGGTAAGTGCCTCGAAGGGGCAACTGTCCCGCACGGCTAGGGCGATCGTCGGGACCTCACTGATCGGTGCCAAGGGCGCGACACAGGTCGACCAGGAGGCAATCGACCACACGGTCGCCGGTGTCTGCGGGGCCGGCGTCTGGACGCAGGGTGAGTGCTTGGCACATGATCAGAAGACGGCCAAAAAGTCCAAGTGAGCTCCGCCGAGGAGTGAAGCAGTGACGAAAAGAAAAACGGCGGCCTCAGATATTCGCGACCATCTGCGCAGACGGCATGGCGCTCCCCGGGATGATGCCCTCAAGAGCTTCTTGCACGAAAACCTCGTCCAGCATGTCGCCATCTGCGTTGCAAACACGGACACTCAAAAGCTTGAACTCCTCTCCACTACGGAGGCAGTCGGCCGCGAGGTCGCGGGTTCCTTGAAGTGCTTCGGACCTCGCGGTTTGAAGATCAGGATACTCGCAACCACCGGGGTCCGCGATGAAGTCGTGAAGATAGTTCAGGTGGAGGTAGAACCTTTGCATGTGCTGCTCCTATCTGAAGGCGCGACAACAGCCGGCGTCGATGTTTGTTCCTGTACGCTAGCGCACCAACAGCGGCCGCGGCTCAATAGCCACAGATGAATGGGAGCCGTGCATCCACCTAGTCCTTCCATTGGAGGCGCCGAGCGCGCCAGATGACCTTCGCCTTAGTTTCGATTTCATCGGCGGACCAGCTCGGATATTTGGCAGCGAGGTTCAGCGAAAGAGCCCTGAGGTTCGCGACAATTTCTCGGTGGTCGTCGGCTGCCGTCGCTTGGGCATGAAGCTCCGCCATCAGGCGCACGTCGTCATCACTCATCTGTGCCTCCAATCATCAGATTGCTGGCCAATAGATGCAGCCAGACCCTATTTCGGAAAAGTAATCCAATCTCAGGGTCTCAGCGAGGCCCGCCGCGGCCGAAGTGCCGTGCCAGGCCTCTCCCGCAGGGGGGTATGGCCAGAGGGGCCACTGCGGTAGCCGAGATTATATCAAAGTGCGGCCGCGTGTCCGACGTCGCGCGTGGCGTGTTGGTGATTAAGCCGTCAATGTCCACATCCCCGCGTCCCCTTCTGGGGCAGCGTGTGGCAGAACATAAGCTTCGCCTACCCGTCCGGCGTTGAGGACATGGAGGACTACCCGCCGTGGCGCCGGAACATTTCTTACAGGGTTCTTCAATCGGGCGCGATAGGAAACTCTAAAGCTGCGGACCGAGTTTGCTCTACGTCTCAACATGATAAGCCCTCCAAACGAGGGCGTTTTATCGCCTTGGCAAAAAGGGGCAACATGATCTGGGGAGTGAGGTTACAAGGTAACCTTAATGCCCGCGCGGTTGCTTGCGGATAGTCAAATCGCCCTTTGCTGCCCGCCATCCGAGATCGGTCATTGGACCTTTTTGCCGGCGACGTGCTCCATCGCCTGGAAGATCCTGGAGAAATCTGGAGGCTCATCCCAGTTCTCGTTGCAGTGGGGGCATGGCATGCCGGCGCCGCCGCAGCCGCATTGTCTTGTGCCGCTCCACGGCTTTGCCGGGTGATGCTCGCATACCCACCCGGTGTCTTGGCAAACCTTACAATTTCGCATGCTTCCCCCGACAAATTGCCGCCAAAAACACTGGAGCGGCGCATTTGGTTCCGAGGGAATGTGAATATCTAGATACCTCCCGCGGACCGGCTACAGCATTTGTAGCGACCACAGGTGACATGGATTCGACTGACGCATTGAAAGGGCAGCAGGACCAATGGCAGGAAACGACGAGATGCCCAATGGCGCGGAACACCGAGTATACTCAGATGCCTTGACAGCCCAGCTTGGCGAACGGGTAACCAATCTCAACCGCCGGCAATCGGATCTTGAGAACGAAATGCGGTCTGGCTTCAAGCAGATCGAATCGTCCATGTCTGCGATGTCGTCGGAGATGCGGTCTTCCGTCGCCGCGCTCGCGACCAACATGGCGGAGCGCAACAAGCCGCAGTGGCAGGCGCTCGGCGTGGCTCTGACCTTCTGCACCATTCTCGGCGGCCTGGCCTATTGGCCTATCAACGCGGCGACGACCGACCTCAAGTCGGCCGTTGTGACCATTTCCGAGAAGATGGTCACGCAAAAAGAAATGGAGTGGCGAACCCAGCGCGGGGCGGAGGATCGGGCGCGGTCCGAAGCGGCAGTGAAAGAGATCCGAGACGACCAGGTTCCTCGAAAGGAGCTAGACCGAGTATGGGCAAACTACGACCAGCGGTTCCAGGACCAGCAGCGCCAGATCGACGAGGTGAAGACGGCGCAGGGCAGCGTCTACGGACAGCGGGATATCATCCTGGATCTGAGGGAGCGGCTCGATCGGGTTGAGAGGCTGCGCCACTCGCCTGGAAGTTAACTTCCCGCCTACGAAGTGCGGGGCACACGTTGGCGGAAATCGTGCGACGGGATTATCCCTTCTGCTTCCGCTCGTCTTTCGACGGCAGGAAGGCGGCCCCGCTAGGCCGAAGATAGGATGTCAATTGGTTGCTGCTAGGGCTTTCTGAAGCAAGCCGGAAGCCATCCTTCGATTTCGATCTACGCTATTCAGCGAATCGCGCGCGCGGCTGCTCAACGAAGTCCCGATAGTATCGCTGTTCGCGCGCGCCTTTGCCTCGGCAAATTCCTCATAGGAAGAGAAACTCAACTCAAGGTGAAGAACCTTGCGTTCCTTCTCATCGAAAAACGGCGCGTGGTACTCCAAAAGGGCACTGTACCTGCTCTTTAGGAGGAAGACGTACGCTAGCTCGTCTAGAACATCTTTGCTTTGCTCGGCGATATAGAATCGAAGTTTTTTGTCGCCCAGCTCTCCAAAAAATTCCATGCGATCTGCTTTCAAGGGACGGTAGCCGATGGCTAGCTGGGATGGCTTTAAATGCTGGCCGTGAGGAGCCTGACATCAGAAAGCTACGAAGTCAGTTCCCGATTCGAGGGCTTGGCCTATAGAAGATTTAGAGAAACGCCCTTTAAGTCGAGGTTGGGCTCTTTATCGTCCTTGCGCGAATAGTCAACGGAAGATGAATGCTCAGTCATGACATGATCTTGATAGCGATATTCTGGCATTGATATCGGCTTGATTGGCCGAGATTCTAATTTGGCTACTTTCCTATCGTCAACTGGCATGGTCCGTAACTCCATTCAGGTGGGTCGGGTAGAAATGTTTTCTCTTTATCCACCGAAAGCCTTCATACTTCGTAACCGTGGCCACATCTAGGTCGCCACCGACAGTATCGGCTCCGGGCAGGAATTTAACGAACGAGGCGGTTGTTTGTGCCAAAAATTCGCCAAGCCTAATTGCATCGATCACGGGCATTGAGGGCTCCAACAGCGGAGCTTCCGATGCCTGTATTAGGTTTTGTACCAGTTGCGAAGCTTGCGCGTCATCGAGCCCCGCGTTTTTCAACACATTCATAGTTTGCGAGGAGATGCCCAACACCAGGCGGACGCAAGCCTCCGGTTGCCCCGCCCAAATGATTGTGCACTGGTCTAAGCCAGAGATGCATTCAGGGGGCAGGACTTGTCCCTTCGTGAACGCGAATTTCCATATTTCATTCCCGCCGTTATCATGGGAAAAGCCACCAACAAAAAACTCAAACGTCGTTATCGCCTGTATTCCAGCGTCTAGCGCGTTGAATTTTTCCAAAAAGACGTCAAAGCAGAAGCGTATTACGCTTTCGATCGTATAGTTTTCGCCGCTTATGGGAGTTTCACCCGACATCAGCTTCCGCCTGATTGCTTTCGCAATAGTCGCGATTGATTCCGTGCCGAAATTTCCGAGGCCGCATGTCATCGCGAAAATCGGTTGGCCTCTGAAAAGGTTGAATACCTTGTCAGCGTGATTGTACACTCGATTGACTATTGGTTCGCCATTTGGGCCAACGGAGGCGAGAGAGGTGGCGCTATCGGCTACGAAAACAATGCACTCGTTCGCCTTTATGCCGATACAGATCGTCAACGTATCTCACTCCCCTTTTTGACAACCAATACGCGATTCCCGCCCTGTTGGCACCTAACCTTTTGTCCAGTATCTGGACCTAGGTTTCGCCAATCTGGATCTCAGTCCCCGTATCCAGCACAATATGCAGGTCTCGGATTATGCCGGCAGCATCGAGTAGGGCAGCCTTGACCTGATTAGGCGATCGATTGCCCAACCCCAAGGCCACAGCTGTCGTCTGCAGGTCGATCACTGCGTCGGCCGCGGCGTGGCCGCCCGGTATGCCGATTGTCTCGCGCATGTCGCGGATCGTCGTAATCGCGCGGTTGAGTAGACGGCGAGCTTCTTCCCCGTGCAGCTTCTCGACCTCATTGGCCGCGCGGACCAACTCTGCGATGAAATCGTTCGTCGAACTCAATGCAGTGTGTCCCTATCGGGCACCATACCCGTCGAGTTCATATAGTCTGCCAAAGTATCGGCACTGTCGTGCGGTAGGCCGCAAAAGGGCTCGCCTCGAAGAACTACAGTTCGGCCGTTGGTGGTGTCGAATATTTCCCAGGTAAATTCGCCGTCTTTGCGGAGGTCGAAGCGGTAGCGTGTTCTCATTCCCGGAAACTGACACGAAGCTGCGAGGAGTCAAGAACTGTGGTGGTGGTCTTCGCACCAGCTCCGGTTGCCTCAGTCGTCTGGCAGGGGTGGACAGGTAAGGTAAGCAATGACGACGGCCAGGGCAAAGATGGCAGCGAAAAACAGAAAAACTAAGACATAAGTACCCATGATTGATTCCCTTGTGGATGGTGAACTCATGGTTGCTTTCTTTGTTCCGGTTTCTGCGACGGCATTGCTGTCGCCGAAGTCCTCCAGGCCCGCCCGCTCGACCTCCGTTCATATCTTGTACAGGTGCGTTGGGGAAAATGGCGTGCCTAGATCGAATGACTTATTCGTCGCCGGGTTGGTAGGCTCAAATTAGATGCTCGCTGCAAAGAGATTTTCACCGCATACATCGACCGGGAGTACGGCGGCTCGCCATTGGATATTGAGAAAACGCTGCTCCTCGCGTTCGAGCAAGGTGCCAAAGCGGCGAAGCATCGAGGAGATGCTAGCTCCTGTCCCTACAGCGCAGTTTCTGACCCCGAGCATTTTCTAGCGTGGGTCGAAGGTTTCGAGTGCTGCTCTATCCGGTGAACTGAAGGGAAGTCTTCTCGACGTCGCGACTTCAGCTTACCCACCTCAATAAGCCCTTTGAGTGAATTGATCACTTCTGCGCCATTGGCTTAAACTTCGGGAATAGGCCGGGCAGAGAAGAGCCTCGGCTGCGAAAGCCCGCGGTTCCGGGGATTGACGCGGGCTTTCCACTTCCATCGCCCTGCGCCGGAGCGGCCTAGATCCATTCGGCACCCAACCGTCAGGGGTGCCCGCTCTCCCGCCTACAGGATTAGGTGGTGGAAAAATTCTCCGCCACTCGCAACTTCCGTTAATTGCTGTAATTTGAGGAGTGAACGCGGAGGTTGATGCAGCGCGTCTCCCGATGCCTGTTTCCCGTCAGCGTCCGGGTTCACCACAGCCGGGAGCAAACCCTAAGCGGCTACCGAGTCATCGACCGCGGGCGGTTGGATACCGAGCCTGATTGATTGCCCTGCGGCGTAGGAAGCTGCATGGTTCTCGATTTGAAAGACACGCTCTTCCGTCTCTCCGGCCTCAGATATCCTGACGACCCACTTATCTTCTGACTGAAATAACTCTACGACCGGTTCATTCATAATCTCCCCCCTTAAACAGGCGCATGAGATTTGAGGCCCACAGCGACAGCAAAACCTATCGACTTTAGTAGGGTGAGTCCACCGAATGTTCTTGCGGCTCGTCCGGTCTATTTCTTCGCGCGAGCCGGTGGTGGGTCAGCGAGGGAGGCGCGTCGCGGTGGACGCAAATTCAATCGGCCACAACGCCTACACGCTTGCGATCGACAACAATGGCGTCGAACAGCGAAGTCTTTTCGTTCAAGACAGCAAGCAGCCCTTCGGTATCAGGCCAAGCCAAGGTAAAGCGATATATGGCCATGGCCCCCAAAGTCTCTAGATCCGGGTCATGCCGCCGAAGTTCTTCACGCTCCGCCACAGCTTCGCGTTGGCAGTCCTCAAGGGAAGCCTCGAAGCCTAAAGAGTCATCACTGCCCGGAACGATCTGATACCCGTATACAACCAATTCCATTCCGCCTTCCTCGAAGAAACACCCTTATAGGCATAGCCCCCTGCGGTGACGGTGGAACTCCCAAAATCGGGGGGCGACGAGGATATGGACTTACGAGGCGGAACGTTTGTGTGCAGTCGCTGTTTGAAGAACAGACGCAGCCGCCCTTCCATCCATCAGCACTTCACCGCGCTCCGCTGCGTTCCAGACTACTCCGCCAAATTGTCCCTCCTTGGGCCCGCTTCGGCGGGCTCCTTCTTGAATCACACTTTCCTGGGATTTGCGGGATGGCCACCCTGCAATTGACGGCCGAGTTCAGATCCCGCTGCCAGACTGCGGTTAAGCCTCCTCCGTTGCGATTTGGTAGAGCCGCCACGCGTTGATTGGCAGGAGAGCCACCTCCATGAGTATCAACGGCGGGCTGCCGATCATGGTGCCATAGACCGCGAAGCACAGGCTACTCGCTATCGCCAATACGCGAAGCTGAACCATGCGCTGCGTCAGGTAGGTTATTACGGTCAGGAAGCTGCCAGCAAAGCCGATAATCTCGATCCACGAATTCATTTTAGATCTCCGCTAGAGTCACGCCGCCGGTTATTCGCCGCGCGCCAGCGCCGCCGCTCTATCAAGGCCAATTGGCCTCGCGAGGGGATCGGCGTGGCGGTGGACTAGCTGCCAGTACGAGCCCACGCGGCGATAGACCTGGGTGACGCGCAGCGACCAGTCCTGATCCGGCAGACCGTAGACTTCGCCGTGCTGGCGCTCCACAAACGCTAGGACGACCAGATCATCGGAGGTATAGCTGGTCACCATCTCCAGCTTCGCGTCGCCATTTCGGAAAGAACGCGCGAGCTCGGCCAGATGCGCCGCGCTGCCGTCGAAGCCGTGGCTCAGGGGGCCTCCAAACGGCTGCATCAATGTGAAGTCGTCCGACAGCAGCGTCATCTTATGCCACTTCACCATGTCGCCTGAGTTAAAGGCTTGAGCCTGTTCCTCTGTGCGCCGGATGAGAGCGGCGACAGTCTCTGACGAGGCAGCCAAGCTGGGCTCATTGAGGAGCAAGAGCTCCGAGAACGCGACCGCGGCGAACGTACAGCGCGACGCCGCGCCTTTGGGAGCCGTCGATTTGGTTGAAGCTTTCCTGAAGATTGAGAGCAAGTTGCACATAATTTTTCCTTCCAGTGATCTGCGTTGCTGGTGCGGGGAAGGAATCCCATTTGTCCGGTACTGAATCCAGTGATATGATTTCAGCGATATGCTGAACCAAATTGATCTATCGAGAGCCGACCTCAACCTCCTCGTGCTGTTCGAAGTCGTCATGGAAGAACGCCATGTTGGACGGTCCGCTCAACGCCTCAACCTCTCGCCCTCCGCTGTCAGTCACGGGCTAGGGAGGCTTCGTGTCCTTTTGGGTGACCCTCTCTTCCTGCGAACCCCGAGAGGCGTAGTCCCGACGGATCGTGCTCTGGAAATTGCAGAAGCGGTTCGCGAGGTTCTCGACCGGGTGCGTCGGATCATCATCAGCTCCGAGGCCTTCGACCCCGAACGCTCGTCGCGCCGCTTCACGATCGGGGCACCTGATGGAGCGTCGTCGGTGTTTCTACACCCTCTTCTGCACAAACTCGCTTCCAACGCTCCAAGGGTCTCCCTGGGATTGCGCCAATTGTTGCCCCGGCCCGGAGAAACGTCCATTGCATCAGCGTGGGCAGACGCCCTGGTCGACCTCGAAAAGCGGGCGATCGACATCGCGATCATACCCCACGATGACGTTCCGGCTCGTTTCCGGCATGAACTCCTCTATGAGGAGGATTTCGTGGTGGCGATGCGCGCCGGGCATCCTTTCAAATTGAACCCCAGCTTAGCCAGATATTGCGAGATGAAGCACCTTGTGGTTTCCCATTCGGCCGATCCATTCGGTTTCGTTGATTCAGTTCTGGAGCAGCACGCGCTTACACGACAGATCGCACTCACCGTACCGAGCTTCATGCAGGCACTAGCGGTGCTGGCAGACACCGAACTGGTCTGCGCGTTGCCGCGCCACTTCGTCCAGATGTTCGAGACGACTTTCGGCGTCGAGTGCGTAGACGCTCCGATCGAATTCGGCAGGTTCAAGATGAGTCTGGTGGTGCCGAAAGCCGCTCTGTCGGACCCCGGGATCGATTGGCTGGTAAATACGATAGGATCGATGCGTAGGGCGTAAAGCTTCGCCTTATTCCAAATTCCGTTTCAGAGCCTTCAGGAGCGCGTCTAGCTCGGCGTTGGAGCCATGCGCTAGCATGAGATTGTCAGCCACCTCAATGATCGCCGTCAGCACTTCCGGCTCGTCCCATCCGGCCCTCACTGCGGTCTGGATCAGATCCTGCAGCGGTATCTCGATCGCCATCTGGCAGAACAGGTGGCGGTTCTCGTTATCCGCGGGAACGGTGGGCGGAGGGATGTCGCACATAGAGAGGAAATAGAGACGTGAAATGGGCCGGCAAGCCAAAAAATCTCAGCAATCTGCGGGTTGCCACCAGAAGCCCGACGCAGGCCTCGTGTGTACTGCGTCGGGCCTGCGGGCTGCTCTAACGGGGTTGTCGAAGCCGCGCCGCGCGCTCATTTGGCGCCTCTCTCAACCAATCGCAAGCCAATTGGCGAGGACGCGCAGCCGAGGGGCCAAATTGGGACATTGGCTGTGGATGTTAATTGCGAAGTAATCAAGCGGGCCGGTGGGAGTCGACCACAAGCACATCGCACCTAACCTGCCTTCAATCAGAAGGAGCAGGTCATGCAAGACAACATCAGAGCCATCGTACCTATTAGCATTGCAAGCATTGAGCCGAATGTACCCCCTACAGGAATGCCGATCTTTGAATTGGTGAAGCCGACGGATCTTTTTGTGGATCCTACATACCAGCGCGACGTCGGCGACCGAGGGTTGAGGCAGATCAGGCGCATTATTGAGAACTTCGACTGGACCAAATACAAGCCGCCCATTTGCTCCTACGCTGAGCATGACGGCAAGACGATACTTAAGGTGTTGGATGGCCAGCACACCGCCATCGGTGCGGCGTCAAACCCTCACGTTGATAAGATCCCCGTGATGATCGTTGAGGCCGAAGACACGATCGCCCAGGCCAAAGCCTTCATCGGCCAGAATTCTGATCGACTCGGGGTCACTCATCTTCAGATGCATCAAGCGGCAGTCGCCGCTGCCGATGAGGACGCGCAGACGCTGGAACTCACCTGCGCTAGGGCGAACATTAAGATGTTGAAGTCGCCGAATTCTTACACCGGTGACGGCTCTCGGCAGACAATCGCTGTGAAAACGATCGAAGCACTCATTGCGCGACGTGGGCCTGTACTCTCTAGGGAGATCCTTGAAATCATCGCAAACGCTGAACGAGGGCCTATCACGGCCCCACAAATCAAGGCTGTGGAATTCTTGATGACGGACGGCAATCATGCCGGCACGTTCTCGCCCGAAGATATGACGTCGGCAATCATCGATCTCCTTTACACCGCCGAGGAGGACGCCCGGTTGCTGATGATCTCCCACAAGGTCCCGTTCTGGCGTGCACTCGCACTAACTTGGTACCCGAAGTGCAAAAAGCGCAGGAGCAACGTCATTCGGGTTGCTTAG